GAGTGGGATGCTTGTCATCAAGAATTTGATTATTCAACTTTAGATGGAAAAGAATGTTGGGGTGGTTTAGATTTAGCCAGTACAAGAGATTTAACTGCTTTTGTTTTAATATTTAATATAGATGGTAAGTTTGTTTTTATTCCTTATATATTTATACCAGAAGAAAATGCAAAAAAAAGAAGTCAAAGAGATGGTGTTGATTATGTTTCTTGGTTAAGAGATAAGCATATTTACGCAACAAATGGTGATGTTGCTGATTATAGTTTTATAAAAGCTAAGATAAATGAGCTATCAAAAAAATATAGAATACAATCTATATGTTATGATAGATGGAATGCATCACAATTAGTAATTGATTTACAAAATGATGGAGCAAACATGGATCCTTTTGGTCAAGGATTTGTTTCAATGTCAATGCCAACAAAAACTTTAGAAGCTGAAATATTATCTAAAAATATTATTCATAATAATAATCCATGCATGAATTGGTGTATGAGTAATGTAACATTACAAGAAGATCCAGCTTCAAATATTAAACCTTCAAAATCTAAGAGTGTTGACCGAATTGATCCTATTGTTGCATTAATAATGGCTTTAGGTTGTCATCTTACATCTGAGAGTGGAGATAGTGTTTATGATACAAGAGGAATATTAATGATTTAATGTTAATAAATAGGAGTTAAATTATTTTTTAATAGCTTATTTTAATCGTATTATTGTGAAAATAAAAATTTCACTTTGAGCTTAATAGATAGAATTAAAAATGTTTTTGTTCCAAAAGATAATAAAGCTGAACAAAGGTCAATAACTTACTCTACTCCTTTTGGAACTGGTACAAATGTTTCACCAGATACAGCTTTAACATTTACCGCAGTTTGGTCAGCAATAAGATTACTTACAGAATCTGTTTCTTCTTTACCTATATCAGTATATAAAGTTGAGAATAATGGTGATAGAACTGAAGCTGTTAAAGAAAATCTTTATTCACTTTTAAAATATAAACCAAATACTTATCAAAATAAAATTACTTTTTTTGAAAAGATAATGATGGATTTATGTGTTAATGGAAATTCTTATGTTTATATTGAAAGGAATAGATTAGCAAGAGTTACTGCTTTATATTGTATGAATTATGAAGATATGACAATCATACAAAAAGACAATAAACTTTTTTATGAAAATGGTGAAACTGGCGAAGTATATAATTCTGAAGATGTGCTACATTTCACTGGGCTTACTACCGATGGAATAGAAGGTCTAAGTCCAATTACACAATGTAAAAAAGCAATATCTTGGGGAATGTCAATAGAAGAATATGGTAACACATTCTTTAAAAATGGTGCAAAATTAAGTGGAGTTTTATCAACTGATAGAAGTTTAAGTGAAACTGCAATAGATAGATTAAGACAATCATTTAACAATACTTACTCACAGCTTTCTGGTAGTAATCAAACAGCTATATTAGAAGAAGGATTAACATTTAAGCCAGTTGGAATTTCACCAGATCAAGCTCAATTTTTAGCATCAAGAACTTTTTCAATTGAAGAGGTTGCAAGAATTTGGAATATTCCTCCACATATGCTTGGTGATTTATCAAAATCAAGTTTTAATAATATTGAAATGCAAAGTCAAGAGTTTGTTACATTTACTCTTTTACCTTATTTAACAAGAATAGAAAATGAGATGAATCTAAAATTATTTAGAACATCTGATGTTGGAAGATTATTTGTTAAGTTTAATGTTAATGGTTTGTTAAGAGGTAACTTAAAAGATAGAAGTGATTACTACACAAAAATGATTAATACTGGCGTAATGTCTATTAATGAGGTTAGAGCTTTAGAAGATTTAAATAAAATTGAAGATGGTGATAAGCATTTTATGCAATTAAACATGACTACAATAGAAAAAATTGGAACAGATGCCAGCGAATAAATGTGCTAACGGAAAATGGAAATGGGGTGAATCTGGTGCTTGTAAATACGATTCTAAAAAACAAGCTGATGATGATAATAGTGGTTATAGAAAAAAATTAGGAACAATAATTAGTGATGGAATTGAATTGCCTTATTATGATACAATAGAAGAAGCAGAAAATGAGGCAAAAAGATTAGGTGGCTCTGGTTATCATGAGCATACTTTAGATGGTAATATTGTTTATATGCCATTTGATTCACATGATGAGTTATTAAAAGTAATGAATAACAGATCAATAAAAAATAATAATATGGAAAAAAGAATTTATGATATAGAAACAAGAATTGATGCAAATGAAGATGGAAAAGAAATTGTAGTTGGTCATGCATCTATGTACAATACAAGAAGTGAGTTTATGGGATTCTACGAAACAATAGAAGAGGGAGCTTTTACAGATCAGCTTATTAAAAATTCTGATGTGAGAAGTTTAGTGAATCACAATCAAGATAAAATTTTGGCTCGTTCTAAAAATGGTGTAGGAACATTAAAATTAAATGCTGATGAAATGGGATTGCGTTATGAATTTGATATAGATCCTGATTTATCTTATGCAAAAGATTTAGCTATTTCAATGAAGCGTGGAGATATTACTCAGAGTTCGTTTGCCTTTACTGTTGAAGAAGATGATTGGAGTACTGATGATAATGGTAATGATTTAAGAACTATAAAAAAAATTAAACAATTATATGATGTTAGTCCAGTTGTTTACCCAGCTTACACAGATGCAAATGATTTAACAATTGCACAAAGAGGATTATCAGAATACAAAGAAACATTAAATAAGGTTGATGTAATAGAAGAAGTAAAAGAAGAAAAAGATTTAGTTAGCCGTTCATTAGCAAAACTAAAGATTGAGTTAAAAAAAAGAAAATAATTAAATAATTAAAAATTGAAAAATGAAAAATTCTAAAGAATTAAAAGAATTACGTTCAGATTTAATTGGTGAGCTTGAATCAATCAAGTTAGTTGCTGAAAATGAAAAACGTGATTTAACAATAGAAGAGAATGATAATATGGATTCTCTACTATCTAAAATAGATGATAACGATGTTGCTATCACAAGAGCTGAAAAAGTTGAAACTAATCTTAAATTAGCTGCTTCTGCAACTGGTGCTAAGATTTCTTCTGTTGATACTGATAAAGCTACAAGAGGATGGAGTTTATTTAAAGCTGTTAATGAAATCAGAAATGGAGGTGTTTTGACTGGTTTAGAAGCAGAAATGCATCAAGAAGCTCAAAACGAAGCAAGAAAAGGTATTCAAGGAATAGGATTACCAACTTTTATGACTGAAAAAAGAGCTATTTCACAAGGTGGATCTGCAATTGCTCCAGTTTCTATTGGTGCTTATGTTGATAGTTTACAAGCTGCTGGTCTTTATAATAGAGTCGGAGTTCAGAATTTGGGAACTGTTGCTGCTGATACTGTTCTACCAATTGCTGGAGGATCAACTGTTGCATGGGCTGCTGAAAATAATGCTACTGCTAATACTGGAGCTGATTTTGCTAAGTTAACTTTAACACCAAAAAGAATTACTGGTGTTGCTAATCTTTCTAATGTTATACTTGCTCAAAATGGTCCAGCTGCTGAAGCTGCTGTTATGAGAGATATGGGTAGAAATATGGCTACTCAAATTGATGCTGCTATGTTTGCATCTGCTAATGTTGCATCTGCTCCAACTGCTATTGTTACAACTGCTAACACATTAACATTTACTGAAACAGCTGGTGCTGCTAATTTAGTAACTAATTTACAAACTGCAATTCAAACTATTGCAGAAAATCATGGATTAGATGGTGATTTAGCATTTGTAAATCAGTGGAACATGTATTCAGGTATTAAAAGTGGTACTGAAGTTGCTGGTGTTTATCCAGCTTATGTTGATGATAGATTATTAGGTTATCCTGGTTACTTTAGTTCTGCTCCAGCTACAACTGCTGGTCCAACTGGCGATGGTTTATTTGGAGATTTTAGTCGTGTTTTTATGTGTACTTTTGGTCCAAGTTCAATAATGGTAGATCCTTATACTAACGCAAATTCAAACGAAGTGAGATTAATAATGAACAATCACATGGATTTTGGTGTTGCAAGTGGAGCATCTTTTGTTAAATATACTTTAGATGTATAATTAATAATAATTAATTTAAGAAAGGGGTGGTGGAATAACCATCACCTCTTTTTTTTAAACTAAATAATATGAATAATTATTATAACATAAATAACATCAATAATGTTGCATTGCCAACTATGAGAACATTTCAAGTTGTTACTCCA